TATTGAAAAATTAAGAGTGTCGGGCAATGTGGAACTTTATAACGATAACACGGATGGTTACATTTGGTTCCACGACACAGGGACTAGAAGTTGGTCTATCGGAAGCGACCAATCAACTGGAAATTTTGCTATAACTAATGTTCAAGGTCTTGCATCTGGGCATAAAGTACAAATTGATAGCAGTGGTAACTTTTTGGTGGGAACATCAAGCGTAGTTTCTGTTGGTTCGCCGGGAAACACTGTTGAAGGATTTACTGTTTACAATTCTGGCTCAACAGAAATATCAAGAAACAGTGGCATTTGTTTATCCATTCGAAGGAGATCAAGTAACGGTGACGTAATGCGTTTTCATCGTGATGCGGCTGGTGGTGTTGGTTCAATATCTGTTACAACAACTGGAACATCATACAACACATCATCTGATCATCGCCTTAAAGAAAATGTAACTGACATCAGTAATGCTATTAATCGTGTAAAGATACTGGCACCCAAGCGATTTAATTTTATTGCAGATGCTGACACAACAGTTGATGGTTTCTTAGCGCATGAGGCGCAAGCTGTTGTTCCAGAGGCTGTTACTGGAACGCACAATGAGGTTGATGAAGATGGCAACGCAATCATGCAGGGCATTGATCAATCTAAATTTGTTCCGCTCTTGACAGCCGCATTGAAGGAAGCAATTACAAAAATTGAAGACCTCGAAACCCGCCTCTCGGCACTTGAAGCCAACTAACAGGAGTAAACAATGGCTACATACACTTGGACTTTTCCAACACTTGAAGTGAATAACAACGAACAGAATGGCTTTGCTAACGTAATCGGTCAGGTTCATTGGCGTGTCACGGCAGTTCACGATACTGCCACAAATGCTGATGGCCAGCCACTCAGTGTCAGCGCATACGGCTCTGCTGGTTTGACCCTGCCGCCGGAAGGGTATGAAGGTTTCATCGCTTTCGACAGCGTGACACAAGACAATGTGAAAGCGTGGGTGCTGGATAAACTTGGCAAGACAGAGGCTGAAATGAAAGCAATGCTTGACGCTCAGATGGATGCGCTAATTTCTCCGGCAGTTCGTAACGCCACGCCATCGGGCTGGTAGCATGAGACGGGCTGGTATATCGCCCGAAGCCACCTAACGAAGAGTAAACAATGGATATGTCGGGCATGCTTTTCTGGAACGTCTTGCTAACGCTGGTGATTGGCCCAGCGTTTTGGACGTTTCGCAACTTGGTGCAGGAGGTCAAGCGTCTTGACATACTCATCAACAAGACGCGCGAAGAGCTTGCCAAGGACTACGTCACCAAGACGGAAGTTCACAACGACATGAACCGCGTCTTGGATCGCCTTGACGCTTTGGACGCAAAGATTGACCGACTAATAGAAAGCAGGACAGCATGAGCAAAGACTACAAAATCGAGAAGTACAATCCGAAGGCTCCTGAAATCAACCGACCCATGAATAAAAAAGGTCATGGCTCCGTTATGGCTGGGCGTCCAGTTCTTCGCAAAGGTAAAAAAGTCAAACGCGCATGAAGCCAGAACAGAAGCTCAAAGCGGTACGCGACTTAATAAAGTCTCGTGGATGGGCCGTCTTGCACGAAGTGATGCAAGACGAAATCCTCACGTCTGCTATGGCCATCGCTGACTCCCCCAACATGGACTTGGCCGAGATCAACTTTAGGCGCGGCTCCATCTGGGCTGCAAAACAAATGTTAGAAATGCCAACACGTCTGCAAGCGAAGCTGGAGTCTGAGATTGCTCTGTCTAACGTGGACGACAGAAAAAAGACGTCGAGCGATACTAGCGCAATCAACAACTAACCCCCGCCGAGGCTGGGACAGGAGAACCGAATGGCACAGAACCCCCAAGACGCCGCAATGATCGACCAGATTGCCGCACAAGCTATGGGCGTTGCACCGCAGCAGCCGCAAGAACCTGCCGCTAATGCAAAGAAAGAGGACAGCAATGAAGGCAAAGCAGCCGAACAGGGCAGTCCCGAAACTGAGGGCGATAAAATTGCCGCTGAAGCAATCGTATATGAGATTGACTTTGGTGATGGAGACAATCGCAAGCTCACCCCCCAACAAATCAAATCTACCTTTGATCGTTACAGCGCACTGAATTACAAGAACGCGCAGTACAAGCCAGTCATGGATGTGATTGAGCAATACATGCGCTCAAACCCCGGCATGACCTCCCAGCAGTTGGCCGAGACACTCGGCAACCTTGCCAAGGCAGACCAGTCCAACCCGACCATGGGCAACACTGAGGGCAACAAGTCTGGCCAGTACAACAAGGACGCCGCGCTAAACGCCAACGACATGGAAGCGTCCCTTTCCAAGTGGGAAGAGGAGAACGCAGCGACCCTGCCTCCGGGCTACAAGGAGATGATGCTCGCCACTAGCCAAGGCAACCAAGGCATGCAGAGCCAAGTTGCACGTCTGGAGCAGATGCTCAAGATGGTCTTGGCTCAGTCTCAGGGTAACGTCGATGCAGCTCGTCAGGGCATGCAGGGCGCACAACAGCAGCAGATTACCGCTGTTCGCCAGCAGATCGCCAACAACATCGACCGTGTTCAAGCTGCACTGGGTCTCCCAGACGACAAAGCAGACGACTTTATGATGTTCGCCGCAGAGCGCGGGTTCACCATGGAAGACTTTGTCGACCCGCAAATGACGATCCGCGTCATGCAGGACTTCAAGAACAACATGGACAGTCCAGAGATGGAGCGCATGCGTGCAATCGCGCAGCGTCGCCAAGCCTTCACTGGCTCTCTTGGCTCCACGCCTGCCGCGGCACCAAGCAATGCGGAACCCGCAGGCGAAAGCACATTCGACAGCCTTGCGTCCAAAATCATGAGCCGCAAAGGTATTCAGTAAAAAAATCGTTTGACAGGGACGATAGCCGTCCCTGTCGACGCTATTATACAGACATACGCCACTATGACTGCGCTGTGGCCCAGTCGGCATTTTAGGGCAACGCGAAGGTTTTTCCCGCAAGCTCGACCACAACCGCAACTCTCTTTTTGAGGAGAAAATGTCATGGCCGCAATCCAAGGTCTGCGCGGAACTGGCGAGTTTTCGTCTGATTTCCGCCCCAAAAACTACCGTGAACTCTTCACTCTGCTGGAGCCTAACGGTAACGCACCACTGAACGCATTGCTTGCAATGGGTTCTTCTGAACCAACTGACGACCCTGAGTACAAGAACTTCAGGGACGAACTGCCCGAGCGCACCTTGCAGGTGAACGGCGCAGTTGCATCCACCTCGACTGGCACTGTCACTATTGACGCTGGCGACGACAACAAGTTTGCCGTCAAGGGCGCAATCGTTGTTAACAGTGCAACTGGCGAAGTCATGCACGTCACTGCGGACACGACAGCTACAACGCTGACCGTGACTCGTAACATCGGCGGCACGACCCACCAGATCGCTGACGACGCCAAGCTGTTCATCGCGGGCTTTGCCGCTTCGGAAGGTGACACCTCTCCGACAGCCATTAGCTTCGATGCAACGGTTACGTCCAACTTCACCCAGATTTTCCGTACTGCTTTCTCGGTATCTAACACCCTGCAAAGCACCTATCTGCGGACTGGCGACAAGATGGACGAGTCCATGACCAAGGCACTCAAGCTCCACATGTCTGACATCGAGCGTGCAATGTTCTTTGGTAACAAGCATGAGGCAAACGGCTCGACTGCACAGCCGACCCGCTTCACTGGCGGTCTGCTTAACAGCCTGACCAACGTCGTCGACATTGCTACGCAGCACGCCACTTACGGTGGTACGTCTGGTGGTAACATGACTGAAGATGGCTTCGATGAGCTTCTCATCAGCACCGTCTTTAAGTTTGGCTCGAAGCAGAAGATCGCCTTCGTTGGCGAAACTGTTGCCAATCACTTGCAACAGTACGGCAAAGACCGTTGGCAGCCGACCGCTGTCGAAGGTGCTTATGGCGTTAACTTGACTCGCTACGCGACTTTCGCGGGCGACCTGATGGTTCACCTGCACCCGCAGTTCCGTCAGCTTCCGCACATGAAAAACGCTATGGTCATAGTCGACTTCCCGTACCTTGTTTACCGCTACCTTGAGGGTCGTGACACCCAGCTTCTGGAGAACCGCCAAGCGGTTGACGCAGATAGCGTCAAGCACGAGTACCTGACCGAGTGTGGTCTGGAACTCCTTCAGGACAAGGTTCACGCCTACATCAAAGGTTGGAACAACCGCAAGAACTAACGGGACGACCCGACTGTTTAGAAACGCGATAGTAGAGGGGCATTATGCCCCTCTACTTTTTTGGAGTTATCATGACCGAGAAAAAAACAAAGTCTGCTGCAAAAAGGGCCGATCCTCAGCCGTCAATCGTCTGGTTTGAAAGCCGCAACCCTGAGCCATCACAGTTTGATGTAGCTGGGATCAGTTCGATCCGACGTTTCACTGACAACCACCTTGAGTGGGAAGTAGCGGCAGACGACGTCGCTCGTTTTGAACAAGACCACTTCGTCAAGAACTGCCGCGTAGTGAGGAAGCGCGATGGCTAGAAAGATCGCAAAGAGCGATACCAACCCACATATTCGTGAAAAGAACTCGCCGCTTGAAACTCTTGCGCTTCAAGCTCTTCGTCGTTTTGGTGACTATAATCCCGGCACCGTAGACGGCGATGTAATGCTTATGTTCCTTGAATTTGCCAACATGATTATCGACGACATTCGGATGCACCCTTATCACGACAACACCGACCTCGAATATTACGAGTCCATCCAAGACTCGCGCCCGATTGACGACATCATACTCGTACAGGGTCTGCTGTATCACTACGCCATGCAGCAAGGCAGCGACAAAATTCAAATCTACCTGCCAACTTATAACAGCACGCTCAACCGTCAGCTTTGGCACAAGATCAACGGCAACACTAAGATACGCATGACTGTTGTCGATGATGGCACAAACAAGGCTAACGCTGGAGGTGGCACAACCAACACTAACAACGGCACGGTCACTTACTAATGGCAAGCACCGTCAAGTCACCATCTGGCATTAAGTCCAAAACTTTTGCCTACGAGAACTTTCAAGGTCTTGACACCTCTCGTGACGTAACATCGCTCGACACTGGTAAAGACCAGCATCTTAACCAAGTTATAAACGCAACTTGCGACTGGCGCGGACAAATCGTTCGTGACCCGTCTTGCGTATTTCGCGAAGGACAGCACAAGGTCAACCATGTGCGGTTCTTCGGTAAAGATGAAGTGATGTGGGTGGAACAGACAGGCTCCGGCCTGACGTTTCGCAGTGAACGCGACCACGTCTTGGAAAACGTACACCCAACCGCAGCAATCGTAGCCAGCACAGTCTTCAATCAGTCTGTGCAGCTTGCTGCACGCGCACGACCTCTCTATCGGTATGACGGCATTAGCTTCCAGCGCAACCAATCTCCTGCGCTGAACGAGCTATTACCCGCATACTGCACATCCATCCAAAGGCGT